GTTTTCTTCGCGATGTGCGACGTGGTCCCAAATATATTGCCGATAACTATTTGGCAGTGCAGTTTGGTTGGGTACCTTTTATGCAAGATCTCATGGCAATGATCAATTACCAGGAGAACCTTGCGAAAAAGCTCAATTGGCTGCGCCGTCATAATGGTAAATCGGTCCGTCGTAAAGTGACGCTCGATGCTGGCGGATTCTCCGAAGCAATACCAAGAAGTACTGCTCCCGGAGCTACCGTTCATACATCGTTCGCGTCTCAACTTTACGCCGGTGGGACCATTAATACGGTTCCACAAAACTTCGATTACCAGAAATCATATGATCGGAAGATTTGGTTTGTTGCCAAATACCGATTTATGATTCCTGAGCTTCTCCCAAAGAACTTTAACAAATCGGATCACTCCGGTTTGAAAAGGCGCCTTTACGGATTAGCTCTTGACCCGTCGATCATCTATAAGGTGATCCCCTGGTCATGGTTACTCGATTGGTTTGTGAATACAGGCACTGTTTTGCAGAACATCTATTTCCGTGCGAGCTCTCAAGTAGTCGCCCAGTATGCGTATGTGATGTGTAGTGAAACCTACACGTATACAGCGCCTGGGGCCGTCTACATGAACACCGGATTCTTTCCGGTTTCGCCTGGGAATAATGTCTGGTCTGGCTCACCTCAATGGTTCACTGGAAAATCCAAGACCATTTTTAGGTATCGTCAGAGGGAGGTCGCGAACCCTTACGGGTTCGGGATCACTTTCGCGTCGTTATCGGCGTACCAGTGGTCCATCCTTGTTGCACTAGGCCTCTCAAGAGGCGGAAAACATTCCGCCCCTCGGGCTTAACATGGAATCTAAGAGAGATTCCCAACAACAAGAAAAGGAACTAACATGTTCGCAGATCCCATCTCTATCTCCGTTGGTCAAACTAATGCGATCAGCGGAGGGACGGCGAAGTCAATGGCTCGTATCCGAACTGATGGATACATGTCGGAGTATTCGACGTCGGACGCCCTCTTTACGGCCAAGATCACGCATACGCGTGGTTCTAGGACTCGTAGTGAGGCTCGTCTCGACTTCTTTACTCCGTACACGGATCCGTCAACTGGACTGACCAAGACCGTGTCAGCTAGTGCTTATGTCGTTCTGAATCGTCCGTCTGCTGGGTTTACTAATTCCCAGCTTACTGACATTCTGACCGGCATCGGCGGCTATATGACACAGGCCGCCAACATGACGAAATTTCTCGCACTCGAGTCTTGATCTCAATGATCAAGCTCACTTGTGCGTTCGTCACGTGGACGGACTTCACTCGTTGCTTGCACAATCATGTGCAAGCTGTCTGGGAGCATGCTAGGCTATGGATTGAATCCCTCCTAACTTAAGGAGTATCAATGAAAAGCCTAGACATCCTTCTTACGCTACTCGATGAAGCACATCATAGTTTATGTGCTAGAGTATGTCGTGATAGAATTACAATTCTATCACGATACGAAAACGAAGGTTATGCCTTTATCGGCATTACCCTCCCTTTGTTCGCAGAGTGGCTAGAATATAGCCTACAAAACGGACAAATCGCGACCTCGATTTATGCACGGTTTCGCAAGAGACCTAAACATAAATCTGTCTTACCGTGTTTCTTACATGGGTTGACATGTCGTGTTTTCGATGCTGAGACTGGGGCGCTTTTGGCGCATCCAGACCCGCTCGCCGTTAAGTTCATACGGCAAATCTGCCTCTTTTCTAAGAAAGTCTTCAAAGTGTGTGACCCGTCGAGAGACAGGCGCGCACAAGAAGCTTATAAAGAGACAGACGACAGTCTCAGAAGACTGCCTAACTTTTCGCAAAAGCACTCTTTCATGTTAAACTCTGTCTGTCGAAGGTTTTTACCAACGATGGAAGGAGCTTTCTTGAGAGCTATCGATGATGAATCGATATTACCGAAACACGGACCGGGTGCCACTGCCGATAAGGCATGGGGTAACCAGAAGTATATCGGTCGAGACTTTTACGAAAGGTGGAGTACATTATTCAGCTGGGAACATTTGTACGGTTTTTACACCGCACACCAGTCGAATAGAGAAGTCACCTGTCCTCGAGATGAGCAGCCTGTGAAGGTTGTTTCAGTCCCTAAGACTATGAAAACAAGTCGAATCATCTGTGTGGAGCCAACTGCTGTACAATTCGTACAACAGCTAACTTCCCTACGTCTGATCGACTCTATTCATAAAGCGAAGCTTTACCGCCATCTGAATTTTCGTGATCAGCGCCCTAATCAGGTTGCTGCTCATGTCGGTTCAGTTGATGGTAGCCTAGCTACTGTTGACCTCTCTGAAGCGTCCGACAGAGTCAGTTGTAAACTGGTCTCTCTCGTTTTTCGACATAGCCCGGAGTTACTCCGACATCTTTATGGATGTCGGTCTACCCGAGCTATGATGCCAGATGGGCGTGTTGTCCATCTTCGGAAGTACGCTTCAATGGGTTCTGCCCTTACTTTTCCGGTAGAGGCTATGTGCTTTCTCATGATCTGCATCGCTGCAGTTTGTGATAAGCGCCGAGTCTTTCGGAAAGACGGCAGACCACGTACCCTGCAGGCATTCGAAAATGCCCGAAAGGATATTCTTGTCTTTGGGGACGATCTCATTGTCCCTTCGGACTGCATCGAGACGGTGACAGAGTACCTTCACTCCTTCGGATTGAAGGTAAATTCAAAGAAGACCTTTTCGAAAGGGGCCTTCCGCGAATCGTGTGGTATGGACTATTTCAACGGGGTACTTGTTTCTCCCGTTTACTTACGTCAAGACCCACCAACGTCACTGCGAGACTCAGTTAACATTGTTTCATGGGTTCACATGGCGAATCGGTTTTCTAAAGCCGGTCTTCTCCGTGCGGCCAATAAAGTTGCTGACTACATCGATACGATGTATAAGCTACCTATGGTCCATGAAACGTGTGCTGGTCTTGGTTGGCAC